AAGGTAAAAAGTATAGTAAAAAGTATATTGATTGGAAGAAAGATTTTCAGGGAATTAAAAAAGATAAGTTAGTTAGAGGTGTATTTAATTTGAAACGGTTGATTAATTTATTAACTGTAATGGAAAAAATAAGCGATGATGCAAGTGGTTTTTTTCCAGTGTTTGTGGAGTTTAATGAAAAACAAAAGAAAATGATATTAAAATGTTATAATAAAAAAACTGGTCAGACTATATTAGCCTGTAATGCTGGTTATGAATATAATGAGATTATAAAAGAAAGTGAATGGGAGAAAGGAATTTGTTATGAGTAAAGAGGTATTGATGATAAGTTGTAATAAAGTGCTTGTTGAAGATGATAAAAATGTTTTAAAAATTTATAAGGAGTTTGGTAAAAATAAATTATTTAATTCAAATTTTAATGATATGTTTGCTTGTGATGTAGATTATGAATCATTAGAGATTTATAGATTTAAATATGCTGATAAGGAAATTTGTTTTACAATTAATAATAATGAGTTACGTTTAATAATTAATTTTTATATGAATAAATTAGCATCTTTAGAAAAAGATAAAAGAACCTTTAAAGTTATTACAGCGAATATGATTAAAGATTTAAATAGTATTAAAAATATGGGTTTTTTGAATAGATTATTATTTTTAATTAGTGGTAAGTTGAGGTATTAGGTTTATATTTAAATTATTTTTCATTAGTAAAGCAAATATTTTTTATTTGCTTTATTTTGTTTATTAAACTATATTAATAGTATGAAAAAGAAAAAAAGGAATTATATTGCACGGAGAAAACAACCTTATTGGTATACAGAAGAGAATTTACAAAGGGCGTTTGCTATACATTGTAAGAAAGGATTTAAGAAAATTGAGATAGCAAGAATCTTTAATATTAAATTAAGTGTACTAATAAGGCATTGGCAGGAGCTTGAAAGTATGTTCGGACATTTTCGGACAAATGGGAATTTTGGGTTGACAGAAGAAGAAAGTAAGAGTAAGAAGGGTCAATCTTCTAAATTTACAAATGAGAGAGCAGCCTCTTTGATTACCTTTGCTGAATTAGGTTATACTATAGATGAATGTTGTAATATAGTCGGTATTGTGAGATCAACTATATATAAATGGTTCGATGATTATCCTGAATTTGAAAAAAAATTCAAATATGCAAAAAAGAATTTAATTAAAGTCACTGTTGACGCTTTAAAAAAACGTGCTCATGGTTTTAAAGAAGATGATGAGTATATAAATCAATTTCAAGGAAGAATAATAAGGGCAAAGACAAAAAAGTATTACCCTCCATCAACTGAAGCTATAAAATTTATCTTAAGAAATCAAGATGATAAAAATTGGAATAAAGATAAAGGTTTTATGACCAATTCAGAAAACAAGGGTTTAATTTTAGAATTGTTAGAAAAAGAATTAGATCAGGATGATAAAGATTAATGTTTAAATTGTCAAATTTACAGCGTAAGACTGTAAAAACTATATTAAGTGAGAAAAAGCGTATTAACATTTTGTGGGGTAGTGTACGCAGTTCAAAGACGTGGGCGTCATTAGTAGCATGGATTTTATATGTAAGCAGTTATAAGGGTCGTGGTAATTTATTATGTTGTGGTAATACAGAAAGGACAATTGAACGTAATATTTATAATCCGTTAAAAATACTTTTAGGTGATAACTGTAATTATGTTAAAAATAGGGGTGAGTTATATATATTTGATAAAAAAATATATTGTATTGGTGCCTCTGATGAAAGAGCGCAGGATAAAATAAAAGGTATTTCTTCTGGCGGTGCTTATGTTGATGAAATAACAACATTGCCTGAATCGTTTTTTAAAATGTTATTGTCCCGTCTATCAGAAGATGATGCACAATTAATAGGTACTACAAATACAGATAGTGCATATCATTATTTAAAATCTGAATTTCTTGATAGAAAGGAAACATTGGATTTACTTGACTTTAAATTTTTATTAGATGATAACCCATTTTTATCAACTAAATATAAAACGGAAATAAAAAAAGAATATGTTGGCTTATGGTATAGGCGTTTTATTCTTGCAGATTGGTGTGTTGCAGAAGGTAGTATATACGATTTTTTTGATGAACAGTATATCAAGGATAGTTGTCCTTTTGAACCTGATTTAAAATTTATTTGTATAGATTATGCAACAGGTAATCCCACGGCATTTCTTATGGTTTATGCTAAATTTATTGCTAATCAATTACATTACCATATAGAAAGAGAGTATTACTGGGATAGTAAAAAGAAACAAAGACAAAAGGTTGACTCTGAGTATTCATATGATTTGAAAATATTTATTAATGGTGAACAGATTATGGGTATATTTTTAGATCCAAGTGCAGCGTCTTTTAAATTACAATTACAGAAAGATGGGTTCTATCAATTACAGGATGCTATAAATGATGTTATTGATGGCATAAGAACAGTATCCACATTATATGTTACTAATAGGTTGACAGTTAATAATAGGTGTAAAAATTTTATAAAAGAGGCTTCAGCATATAGATGGGATAACAATGCACAAAAGCAAGGTATAGATAAACCGAAAAAAATTGATGATCATACACAAGATGCTTTTCGTTATGGTGCACATACAATAGAAACAAGTGGTATAAATGTTTTAAATTCAAAATCTTTAGGATGGTAAAAAATGAGTAAAAAAGTAAAAGAAGAAAAAATTAATCTTGATTCATGGAGCAATGTATTGACTGGAATGGGTACACTAAAAGATAAAAACATTTACAGGCAGTATACAGCTAATTCGTTATTGTCTGAAAATGCAATAACTGCGTTATATACCGATGAAGGTATCGGAAAAAAGATTGTCAATAGACCAATTGATTTAATGTTTAATGCAGGTTTTAAAATAATTGGTGATGAGAAGAATTTAATCAATTCAATCTTTGAAGAACGATTTTACATTAAAGAATTAAAAAGACTATTGAAATGGGCAAGAGCTTTTGGTGGTGCTGTTTTGTATTTAGCTATTAATGATAATCAAAAAGATTTAAAACAACCTGTAAATGAAACTAATATTCGAGAAATATTATTTATTAAAGCATTTGACAGATTCAGGGTATCTCAAACTGAATATAACAATAATTTAAATAGTAAGGATTATGGAAAACCATTATACTTGACTATTACACCAATAGCAGGTACACCATTTACTATCCATTCAAGTAGATGTATTATAGTTGATGGTGAGGATACATGCGAAATGACACGACAAAATAATAATGGTTGGGGTTTATCTATTTATCAAGATAATTATGAAGCACTATCTGAAATAGGAACAATGTACAATGCACTATCACATATTGTACAAGGTTTTATATCAGATACATTTAAAATGGATAATTTATTTCAGTTAATGATGGCAGGGAAATCCAATTTAGTTAAAGAAAGAATGAATCTATTTGATTTAACACGTCACATTATGCATACCAATGTACTTGATAAAAATGAAGAGTTTACAAGAAACGTATCAAATGTATCTGGCCTTTCTGAAATTGTAAATGTATATATGGGTTATTGTGCAGCTGTTAGTGGTATTCCAATCGCAGTATTATTTGGGAGAAGTGCAGCGGGGTTAAATGCTACGGGCGAGAATGATATTAAAGAATGGTATGATGAGGTAGGCAGTCAACGCAATAATTTATTTTCTCCAGTGTTAGAGAAAATAGTTAAATATTCTATGTTTGAAAAACAAGGGTATTTTAAAGGTAAAGAATTGGATGATTGGACAATTGAATTTGGTTCATTATATGAGATGTCAGATAAAGAAAAATCTGAGATTTACAATTTGGTAAGTCAAGCTGATGATAGATATATCGCAAATGGTACATTAGATCCATTAGAGGTTAGGGAGTCAAGATTCAGTGGTAAAAAATTTAATTTAAACATAACAGTTGATGATAAAGAATGAGTAAACTTAAAATAAAAAAATTTAAACGATTGCCAAAATGGTTATTTCCTTTAAATATTGAAAGGCATTATAAAAATATTTTAATTGGTTATGTTAAAGAATTAAA